TTGTTTGATTTTTTATGCGGGGTAAATGCCAATATCGCTTAAGTTGTTGGCATTGGTACCCTATGAAACCAAAAAGGGACAGAAAATCGCAGCACTTCCCACACAAGCAGACTGCGCAAATGTCAAGAACGGAACGGATACCATTCCGATATTGACAATACAACATCTACACAGTCGTACAAAATTTGAGGACAGGCTTAAAGCAAGAAAATGCGAACTCTGCGGCAGTGAGAACAGCGAGCATTACGAGATTCATCACGTAAACAAAGTGAAAAATCTCAAAGGGAAAACACTCTGGGAACAAATTATGATAGCAAAAAAGCGAAAAACGCTTGTGGTATGTCGGGAATGCCACAAGAAGATTCACGGGAAACAAAGTTGATTGAACGCAAATGGAGAGCCGGATACTCTGAGAGGGGTAAGTCCGGTTCGGAGGGGGGCTTGTGTAAACCTACTGTAGCAATACAGCAAGGCGACACTTGCCTACCCTACGTGTTCGCAGCAGCAGAAATTTACACGATGATACGTGATTATCCGCACAGGGTAACGGTAAAAATCGCAAGCATTGCAGCATCGGCGGCGAGCGTGATTGCTATGGCAGGAAATACTGTGCAGATGTCTCCGACTGCGCTCCTGTTCGTGCATGATCCCAGCACAATTGCAATGGGAAATGCGCGTGATATGGAGAAAGCAATCGCTACACTCAACGAAGTCAAGGAGTCCATTATCAACGCATATATGGCGAAAACCGGGCTTTCGCATAACCGCATCAGCAAGCTCATGAGCGATGAGACGTGGATCAATGCGAAAAAGGCGGTGGAGCTTGGCTTTGCCGATGTGATCCTCTTTGATGAAAAACATGAGCCGGACAAGAAGGAGGATGAGCCTGATGATCCGGAGGAGGACAAGCCCGAAAAGCCCGACGAGGAAGGCGGTGACGAGGACGGGGATGAAAAGAAGGAAACAGAAAAGAAGCCGTTCAAGCTGGAATCCGGCGATGCCCTTTGGCAGTACAGTACCCGTATCATGGGGCAGACCATCTTGGGAAAGATCACCGCTTCCGCAGCACACGAAGGCACAGAGCCGCCCGATGACGGCAAGGCAGAGGATGCACAGAAACCTTCCGAGGAAGGGCTGACCGCACCGACAGTTACAGTGCCGGATATGCCTGTGATCGGCATGGACGGTAAAACCGCAGACGGCGCAATGCCGTATGAAATTCTGAAACAGCAGCTTGCATTTTTGAGATAAGGCTGGCTGTATTTTTATGCGACACCGGATTTTATCCGGAGAAATGGAGAAATGAATATGAGCAAGATCATGGAACTTCGCACAAAGCGCAATACCCTGTGGGAGCAGACTAAGGCATTCCTCGAAAAGCACCGTGGTGAGAACGGTCTCGTGGAGGCATCCGCAGTTGAGCAGTACAACAAAATGGCCGGTGAGGTGCAGGCTCTCGGTGCAGAGATCGAGCGTCTGGAACAGCAGGCAGCCGTGGATGCGGCACTTTCCGCACCGACCTCCAAGCCCGTCACCAACGCTCCCGGCGCAAAGAACACGCCGCCCACTAACCCGACCGCAACGGACGAGTACAAGTGTGCGTTCTGGGATATGATCCGCAACAAGGGCGATCAGCTTGTAGTCCGCAACGCACTCTCTGTCGGTGAGGACACCGAGGGCGGCTACACTGTGCCCGACGAGTTCGAGCGCAGACTGATTCAGGCTCTCGAAGAGAATAACATCTTCCGCCAGATGGCAACGGTCATCAAGACCAATTCCGGTACCCGCAAGATCCCGATCGCCAATGACACGATGGAAGCACAGTGGATCGATGAGGGTGAGGAGATCCCGGAGACCGATACTCGTTTCGGTCAGACCACGCTCTCCGCATACAAGCTCGGCACAATGATCAAGATCAGCAACGAGCTTCTGCACGATTCCGCCTTCGACCTCGCAAGCTATATCGCTGCACGTTTCGGTGTGGCAATGGGCAACGCCGAGGAAAGAGCGTTCTTCACCGGTGACGGTGACAAGAAGCCCCTCGGTATTCTCGATGAGACCGGCGGCGCTGAGCTTGGTGTCACTGCGGCATCTCAGACTGCGATCACCTTCGATGAGATCTTCAACCTCTACTACAGCCTGAAGTCTCCCTACCGCCGCAACGCACAGTTCGTCTGCAACGAGACCATTCTCCTTCAGCTCATGAAGCTGAAAGACAAGAACGACAACTACCTCTGGAAGCCGAGCCTTGATATCGCAAAGCCGGATACAATTCTCGGCAGACCGATCCGCACCTCTTCCTTCATGCCCGGTATCGCAAAGGGTGAGCGTGTTCTCCTCTTCGGTGACATGAAGAATTACTGGGTGGCAGACCGTCAGAACCGCACCTTCCGCCGTCTGAACGAGCTGTATGCCCGCACAGATCAGGTCGGCTTCCTCACCACGCAGCGTGTGGACGGCCGTCCGATCCTGCCGGAATCCGTCAAGGTTCTCAAGATGGCTGGAACAAAGGCTACTACGACTGGCGGTAACACCGGCGGCGGTGCAGGCGGCAACGGCTGATGAACGGAGGGCAGATAAGTGACTCTGATCTCACTGCCTGAAACAAAAAACTATCTCCGTGTAGATCATTGCGAGGATGACAAGCTCATCCTCACTCTGATCGATACGGCACAGCGGCTCGTGATGGATGTGGGGCGCATGAATGAAAAGCAGCTCGCGGAAAATGAGGAGACCTCCCGGCAGGCTATGCTGTATACTGTTTCGTACCTCTATGAAAACCGCAATACTGCTGATTATCATGCGCTGACGCTGACACTCAGGGCACTGTTATTCGCACAGAGGGAGGGCATCGTCTGATGGAGATCGGAAAACTGAATCAGCGCATCGCCGTCCTTGAAAATCATGTCAAAAAAGATGCGATCGGCAATCACAAGGCTCAGTGGGAGGAGGTGTTCTCACTCTGGGCATCTGTGACTGTATCCAATAACGGTGCTTCTGAGGAGACGGATACCGGCGTGACCAGAGCGATTCAGAAGATTGAGGTCATCATCCGGCAAACTCCGCAGACAAAAAGAATGTCCTCAACGCTTTATCGCATCCGCTTTGACGGTCTGGACTACGACATCAAAGGCATTGTGCCGAATTACCAGACGCAGGACTATATGAAGCTGATCTGCGAATCCAGAAAGGCAGGTGCGAAGGATGACATCTATTGACGATCTGGCATCGGAGGTCATGAAAGGGCTGACGGAATACGCAGAGCTTGCCGATACAGCCATGAAAAAGGCTGTGCGAAAGACAGCGACTGCGGTCAAAAATGAAATCTCTGCCAATGCTCCGATGAAGTCTGGACGGTATGCAAAAAGTTGGGTGTCAAAAAAGGTGAAGGAAAACAGTCATACACTCGAAATGACGGTGCATTCCAAGAACCGCTACCAGATCGCACATCTGCTGGAACACGGTCATGCAAAACGGGGTGGCGGCAGAGTTGCGGCTATCCCGCACATCGCACCGGCAGAACAGCATGGTGAGGAAATGCTGGAATTCCTCATCGAAAAGGCGCTGTCATGAGGTAACAACTATGTCCTATGAAGAAATCAATGAAATGATGCAGGAGATCGGGATGCCTTTTGCGTATCATCACTTCGCAGAGGGTGAAAGCCCTGATCCTCCGTTCACGCTGTTTTTATCACCCGGCGAGGACACTTTTTCCGCAGACAACCTGATGTACCACAGTTTCAAAGAACTGCACATTGAATTGTACACGGATGAAAAATCGCCAGACACGGAACAGCGTGTGGAGGAAGTCCTCTTGCAGCACAGTATCTATTACACAAAATCAGAGGTATGGATAGAGTCTGAACGGCTCTACGAAGTCCTCTATATCATGGAGGTATGAAAAATGGCACTTCAGAAAAACAAAGTCAAGTTCGGTCTGAACAAGGTTCATTATGCAAAAATCACGGCATGGTCGGAAGAGGGTGTGCCGACATTCGCAACGCCGGTGCGCCTGCCCGGTGCGGTGTCGCTTTCTATCGATGCCAACGGCGAGAACGAGAACTTTTTTGCCGATAACGGCGTGTACTATGTCATCAACAACAATGCGGGCTACGAAGGTGACCTTGAGGTGGCGCTCATCACCACTGATTTCGCCACTACGATCCTCGGTGAGCAGCTCGACAGCAAGGGTGTTCTTGTGGAGCGTAACGATGCCGAGACCTCGCAGTTTGCACTGCTCTTCGAGTTCAACGGCGACAAGAACCACATCCGTCATGTGCTGTACTGCTGCTCGGCATCCCGTCCCTCGACCGAGAGTTCCACTACGGAGGAGTCCACTGAGGTCAAGACGGAGACTCTCTCGATGAAGGCAACGGCACTTCCTGACGGCCTGGTGAAGTCCAAGACCTGTGAAAGCACCGACCAGACCACCTATGACAACTGGTATAATGCGGTGTATATCCCGACCGCTGCGACCACAAACAACAGCACCGGCACACGTTCTGCATCTTCCACCAAGAGCAGCACTGCCGCATCCACTACAACTGACTGATTCGGAGGGTAAAGAATATGGCTATCAAGAAAATCATCACTGTTGACGGCATCGAGGTTCCTTTCAAGGCGAGCGCAACCCTGCCTCGCCTGTACCGCGCCAAGTTCCGCAAGGACATCTTCAAGGATTTCGCCGCACTGAAGGACTCTGTGGACGAGAGCGATGAGCAGGATTCCGGTCTCGGCATCGAGAGCCTTGAGGTCTTCGAGAATATCGCATGGACGATGGCAAAGCACGCCGATCCGGAGAACGTTCCCGACAGCCCGGACGACTGGCTCGAACAGTTCAACTGTTTCTCGATCTACGAGGTTCTTCCGCAGCTTTTCGAGCTGTGGGGCATGAATCTGGAGACACAGGCAGAGTCAAAAAAAAATCTCGCCCAGTTGACCGCGAGATGACAACGCCGCTGTTCCTCCTCCGATGTGTGCAGATCGGGCTGACACTCTCCGACCTTGATCTGCTCACCATCGGAATGGTCAACGAAATGTTTATCGAAAGGGACAATGATGAAGCGACTTACAGCTACAAAGCGACTCAAATCGACATGGATAAATTTTGAACCGTTCAGCAGTCTGCTGCGGATACTCCTCGGACTTTCAATTTACTCCTTCGGTGTATATCTGACCATCTATGTCAATATTGGGCTTGCACCGTGGGACTGTCTCGCTGTGGGGATATCCCGTCATGCACCGCTGAATTATGGCAGTGCTATGGTGGCGATATCTCTCACGGCGGTTATATTACAGCTACTCTTGCGTGAGCGTATCGGATTTGCAGCGTTGCTTGACGCCGTTATCACCGGGAATCTGACACAGCTTTTCTATCATATTTCTCCCTATCCCGAAAACCACAGCCTTTGGCTCGGAATCGTATATATGCTGTTCGGCTTCCTGTTTATTGCTCTGGGAATGTATGTATATATGAAGGCACAACAGGGCTACGGTCCGAAGGATGGGCTACTCATAGCAATCGGGAAACGGCTGCCTAAGATACCCATAGGTGTGGTTGAGATACTGCTGTTTGCCTTCGTTACACTGATCGGTTGGCTGCTCGGCGGCGCTGTAGGTATCGGTACACTCATTTCTATCTTCGGTGCGGGTGCTGTGATGCATCTGTTTTATATGCTCATTCATTTCGAGCCGAGGGCATTGCACCACAAAAGTATATCCGAAACACTGCACAGGAGATAGCCGTATTATACACCTATCCAGCCTACTTGTCTACCTACCACAGTAGGTATATTTATTTTTCCTGAAAGGCAGGTGATATCGCATGGCAGGAAGAATTAAGGGTATTACAGTCGAGATCAACGGCGATACTACGAAACTCAGTAAGGCTCTGCAATCCGTTGATAAAAACATCAAAAACACACAGACACAGCTCCAAGATGTCGAAAAGCTGCTGAAGCTCGATCCGAAAAATTCAGAGCTGCTTACTCAGAAGCAGAAGCTCCTCGGCGATGCTGTCAAAAGCACAAAGGAACGACTGGATACCCTGAAAAAAGCCAGCGAGGAAGCCGCCAAAACCAAAGACAACTACGATGCTTGGAAGGCAAAGTATGATCCGATCAAACAGAAGATCGGTGAGACCGAAACCAAGCTGAAAGAACTGAAGGAACAGGCAAAAACTGCCGATGAGCAGCTTTCTAAAGGACAGATCTCACAGGAGAAGTACGATGCTTTGCAGCGTGAGATCAAGGAAACGACTGATGAACTTACCTCTCTGAAACAGCAGGCAAAGGATGTATCCGATGAATTCGGCAATCCAATTTCTCCGGAGCAGTACGATGCACTCCAGCGTGAGATCATCGAGACCGAGCAGGAACTTCAGAACCTGCAAACAGAGGCAAGCAAATCTCAAGAGGCTTTGGTAAAAATCGGTCAGGCGGGAGAAACACTCGAAAAGGCCGGTGGCAAGATCGCCGATGTCGGTGAAACACTCACCACTCATGTGACTGTGCCTGTTCTCGCTGCCGGAACTGCCGCTGTCAAAACGGCATCGGATTTTGATACTGCCATGAGCAAAGTCGCCGCTGTATCCGGTGCGACCGGTGACGAGTTGCAAGACCTGAGAGACAAAGCCCGTGAGATGGGTGCAAAGACAAAATTTTCCGCATCTGAAGCCGCAGAAGCCATGAACTATATGGCGATGGCTGGTTGGAAAACGGGAGATATGCTTGACGGTATCGAGGGTATTATGAACCTTGCTGCCGCATCCGGCGAGGATTTGGCTACCACATCGGATATCGTTACTGACGCTCTGACCGCTTTCGGACTGACGGCGGCTGACTCAGGACATTTCGCAGATGTACTTGCGGCGGCAAGCTCGAATGCTAACACGAATGTGTCCATGATGGGTGAAACTTTCAAGTATTGCGCGCCTGTTGCAGGTGCATTGGGATTCTCCTGCGAGGACACGGCGGAAGCTATCGGTCTCATGGCGAACAGCGGTATCAAGGGTTCACAGGCAGGTACGGCGCTCCGATCTATGATGAATGCGCTTGCCGGAGAGGTGAAATTCTGCGGTGAGAGCTTCGGAGAGATCGAGATCGCAACCACAAACGCTGACGGCTCGATGCGTGATCTGAATGATATTCTCGCAGATTGTCGTGTGGCATTCTCTCAGATGTCGGAATCGGAACAAGCATCTGCGGCACAAGCACTTGTCGGCAAAAATGCAATGTCCGGTTTTCTTGCAGTTATGAACGCCGCACCCTCAGATATTGAGAAGCTGAACAGTGCGATCAGCACTTGTTCCGATGAAGTGGACGGCTACAACGGCGTTACCGAAAAAATGGCCGCTGTCATGCAGGACAACCTCGGCGGTCAGCTCACCATTCTGAAATCGCAGCTTGAAGAATTAGCCATTTCCTTCGGTGAAATTCTTATGCCTGCGATCCGTGCTATCGTTAGCAAAACTCAAGCTCTGGTAGATAAGCTGAATCAAATGGATCCGGCGACCAAAGAAACGATCGTCAAAATCGCTCTGGTAGCCGCTGCACTGGGTCCGCTTTTAGTCGTTGTCGGCAAAACAATGGTCACAGTCGGCAAGCTCATGCAGTTCATTTCCAATCTGCCGACCATTATTGCAGGTGCAAAGGCGGCATTCAGTTCGTTCGGTGCGGCTATCGGCGGTATCTCTGCGCCTGTGGTCGCTGTCATTGCGGTTATTGCCGCTTTGGTGGCGGCTTTCGTGCATCTATGGAAAAACAATGAGGAGTTCCGAAATAAGATCACGGCGATCTGGGAGCAGATCAAGGGCATTTTCTCAGGCTTCTGTCAGGGAATTGTTGACCGTCTCAACGCTTTAGGCTTCGACTTTGAGAACATCGGCGAGGTCATTAAAGCTGTATGGGAAGGACTGTGCAATTTTCTTGCGCCGATTTTTGAGGGCGTATTTCAGCAGATTGCTAACATCTTCAAGGCGGTAACGGATATCCTACTGAATGTGTTGGACATTTTTATCGGTATCTTCACGGGTGACTGGGAAAAAGTCTTGAACGGCATCAAGAACTTTTTTGTCGGCATCTGGACGGCAATTTATAACGATGTAACCACAAAAATCAATCTCATCAAGACCGTCATTGAGACTGTGTGGAACGCCATCCATACAGCAATCACAACAGTCATGAACGCCATCTGGTCAGTCATTACGACTGTATGGCAGACAATCTATGACATTATCTCTCCGCTGCTCGAAGCATTCCGTTATCTGTTCGAGACCATTTTTCAGGCAATTCAGATTCTCATCGGCATGGCAATGGACTGGATTCACGAGAAAATCACTGCTATCTGGAATGCCATTGTAGCCTTCTTGACTCCCATTTTGGAGAGTATCCGCGACTTCTTCCAGACCATTTGGGATGCGATCTGCACTACGATCAGTACTGTGCTTGATACGATCAAAAGCGTGATAGAGACTGTGTGGAATGCAATTTCCGGCTTTATCAGCACGATTCTGAACGCGATCTGGTCTGTGGTATCTTCCATCTGGAACAGCATCAGCGCACACATTTCGGCTGTGCTGAATGCGATTCATGCTGTGGTAAGCAGCGTATGGAACGCTATCAGCGGATTTATCAGCAGTATCCTGAATGCTATTTTCTCTACAGTCTCAAACATCTGGAACAGCATCAAAAATACAGTCACAACTGTGATGAATGCGATCAAGACCACAGTCTCGAATATCTGGGAATCTGTAAAATCCGCAGTATCTCAGAAGATCACTGCAATCAAGACGACCATTGAAAACGGCTTTAATACGGCAGTCAGCTTCATCAAGAACCTTGCATCTGAGGCTTTCTCTTGGGGCGCTGACATCATCAACGGCATTGTGAACGGTATCAAGAGCTGTATCAACAAGGTATCCGATGCGGTCAAGGGTGTGGCTGACAAGATCAAGTCTTTCCTTCACTTCTCTGTACCTGACGAGGGACCTCTTGCGGATTTCGAGTCCTGGATGCCGGACTTCATGCAGGGACTTGCGGACGGAATCAACGCAAATACCAATGTTGTGGGCGATGCCGTCAACAACTTTGCCGGAGGTCTTGCTGAGAAGATCAGCAGCGTGATCCAGAATGCACTGTCCACTGTGGTAACCTCGGTGCAGGGCTTCATGACGCAGGTGTTCGATACCGTGAAAACGGTCTGGGCAAACGCCAATGCCGCAATTGATGCAACGATGTCGCAGATCAGCAGCGATGTATCGTCCGGCTGGAAAGCGGTTGTGGCTACAATTAAAAACGCCCTTGACAACATCAAGAGCGTGGTGACGACAACGTGGAGGGCTGTATTTTCTGTGATTGATTCTGCTCTGAGCGGAATCAAAAAGATCATCACTGCTGTATGGGCGGCACTGAAAAATCTGATCCAGACCGGGCAGCTTGACATCAAGAATGTGATCACTACCACATGGAACGCTGCAAAGGATGTAGTAAACACAGTTCTGAACGGTATCAAGTCCGTAGTTTCTTCCATCTGGAACACTATGCCTGACATCGTGCGCAATCCGATGAACCAAGTCAAGGATGCTGTGCTGTCTATCTGGGATAACATCAAAAACGGCATCAATGACAGGCTCGGCGGTGTACGGGATGCAGTCAGCGGTGCGATGAATGCGGTGTATCAGGCGGTCATGGACAAGGTCAACAGCTCGTGGTCTTGGGGACGGAATCTCATGCAGAACCTCATCAACGGTCTGAACTATATGCTCGGCAATCTCATCAATACTGTTGCGGACGTAGCACGGGCGATCAGCGATTATCTGCACTTCTCTGTTCCCGACAAGGGACCGCTGACATCTTTTGAATCTTGGATGCCCGACTTCATGAAGGGGCTTGCACAGGGCATCAACAAGAGCAAGAAGTATGTGGAAAAGGCTGTATCCTCCGTAGCCGATGCGATGTCGCTCACAATGCAGTCGGGCTTTGATATGAAGTTTGACGGCATTTCGGGTGCAATGCTGGACGGCGGCAGCGGTGGTGTTGTCAACAACTACTACAACAACGACAACAGCCGCACAGTGAATCAGACAAACAATAGTCCGAAATCACTGTCACGGCTGGAGATCTATCGTCAGACGCGGAATGCGCTGAATGTGTGATGTTTAGTAATAGTCATAATACTCTTCTAAGTCTTCGTCAGGGTAGTAGTAATCATGCATTGGGCGCAGGTAGTATTCGATATGCTCGAAAAAAGGAACAATAGCCTTTTTACCACAATTTGGGCATACAGCGGTCTCACCGTCATAAGAAAGATGATATACAAGTATTGTGGATACGCATCCGAAGCAAGCGCACTTTACGGAGTCTTTCAATTCATCACGATTATTTGTTGAATGTGCGTGAAAGGCTTTCAATTGTTTTATCAATTCTTTCTTTCGCCTTTTTTGCTCGATTTCTACAGCAAATATTTCACATTTGCGTTTCTTAAACTCTTCTGGAGAAATTGTACCACTATCTCTAAGTTTTTTGAGTTCCTTCCACGCTTTATTTCGATGCTTTATTCTTTCACGCTCTGCTCGTATGCGTTCTTGTTCTTCTTGCTCCTCAAGATATGCCAGATCAGCATAAGTCAAGCCAGTTTCCATAGCAAATTCACGTTCAGCGCCATCTACTTCCCAAAGGAAATCCCAGTCACTCATATCAATCACTCCTCACAAGTGTTTTTATTTTATTATACAGTATCGTTCTGAAAAAGTAAAGGGGGTGCAGCCATGTTTTTCAAACTTATCCTCGAAAATGCCAACGGCGATCGTGTGGATATGACCGCCACGGCAAATCAGTATATGACCTCAAAAATCGAAGGGCTAAATCCTCCGCCCGGAACAATCAGCGCATCGTCTTATGCAGGCATGGACGGAAGCTATCTGAACAATGCTTTTATAGAAAAGCGAAACCTTGTGATCCATTTTGAGATGCGTGGAATGGGCGTGGAAAGCCGCCGTCATCAGCTATATAAGGTGGTGAAGCCGAGCAGATATGTGAAAGTGTATTACAAGACCGCCGGCATTGATGTGTTCACTGAGGGATATGTCGAAATCTGTGAAGTTTCTAACTTCGAGCAGCTTGTTTCAGGACAGATATCTATACTCTGTCCTGATATTTACTGGTATTCCACAGAATCCGTCATGGCATATTACAGTCAGATCACGGGTGCATTCACATTCCCGTTCCCGACAGAATCCAATCCGGAGCCTTTCATGCTGGGCAAATATAATACGCAGAACATCATGGAGATCATCAATGATGGTGACGAGATCGGCTTCACGCTTGTGATTGAAGCTCTCGAAGATGCAAGATCGCCCACGCTGTATAATGCGGATACGGACGAATATCTGCAAATCACCGGAGAGATTCTTGCAGGCGACATCATTACCGTGACAACCAAAACAGGCCATAAGACGGTAACACTGGACAGAGGCGGTGTCAAGACCAATATCATCAACCGACTTGTTTCCGGCTCAACATGGCTGACACTGCGTGAGGGCAAGAACCGCTTTTATCTGCGCGGCACGGGGCTTACAAAACTGCGAGTGAAGATCATTCACACAAATGCGTATCTGGGGGTATAACGATGCAGATTGAAGTTTACAAGATGACAGCAGAGGACGATGCTCTCACGATCACGCTGGAAGCCATCTGCGACACCTTTTCAAGTCTGCTGTGGGATATTGAATACTACAAGTGCGGCAGCTTTGAGGTGTATATCGCCGCCAATCCGCAGAACGTGGACATCTTCCAGCCCGGACGCATTGTCGGCAGAGATGATGACAACCAGCATTTCGGCATCATTGAATCTGTGCAGATCAATACCGATGTGGAGAACGGCGACTACCTGACAGTTAAGGGCAGATTCCTCATGTGCCTGCTTGAACGCCGTATCATCAATCCAACGCTATCAATTACAGCAGATACGGCGTATTCGGATATTGTCCGCAATGCAGTAACTCTGAATGCAATACAGCAGGATAACCGCCGCATTCCCGGTTTATCCCTCGGAACTGTGTCCGGCTCATGCTGGGAACAAACGGCGACCTTGCAGGTTTCATATACAAATCTGATGGAATGGATGTATACCATCTGTGAGAAGATCGGCGGCACAGCAAACATCCGACTCGTAAAGGATATCGGCGAAACCTATAAAATGGTGCTTGATCTCTCGGAGGGTACTGACCGCAGCCTGACGCAGGATACAGAGCCGCATATCATCTTTTCCGATGCTTACAGCAATCTGCTTTCGTTCTCTTATGCTTCAGATTCCGCTGTCACTCGCAACTTCGCCTATATCTATGGGCATGGTGAAGGTTCTGAGCGCAAACATACCACATATTGTGTCGGAGACGAACCGGCATATTTGTCACGCTACGAATTGTATGTGGACGCAAAGGATATCTCAGAGGAGGAACAGGTCGAGTGCGAAACAGTGCCGATTCCGGAAGAGAAGTATATCGAGCTGCTGAAAACAAGAGGCTCTGAAAAACTGGTCGATCCGAAAACAGCCTCAGAATCGGAGATAGCGGCAGATTCTACACAGTATGTCTACAACCGTGATTATTATGTTGGTGACTATGTGACCGTGGAGCATAAGCGTTTCGGGATGATCCAGCCGAAAGTGCAGCTCATCGGCATGATCGAGGCTTTCGACCAGAACGGCAGGAGCCTTACACCGACCTTCAGAAAGGAATGATAACATGGCATTTTCATGCGGCTTTTTCAATTCAAAAGGTCTTGACAGAACCTATACAGCGGAGAACTTCACTGAGTATCTCAGCAGTATCATCTGCAACGGTATTCTCGATACCTACGGGCAGAACTTCAAGCTAACGTCAGCTTCTTCCGGCTTGAAAGTGATTCTCGGCACGGGCAAAGCATGGATCAACGGACATTATTTTGTCAATGATTCCCGCTATACTATCGACCTGTCAGAGTATATGGACGAATCATTGCCTCGTTATGTGGGGATTGCGATTTATCTCGATACGACAGATTCTGTCCGCAGCGCGACGCTGAAGCTATTTCCCGGTACTCCTGCCGAAAGTCCGTCGCTGCCGTCTATACCGCAGGATGCAGACCATGTGCGACTGCTCATGTATGCAGTACGCCTGAATCCCGGTGCAACGGAATTGTCCGACCGTGACTGGTGGGATTACCGTGAGGACGCAAATGTCTGTGGGTACTGTAAGTGCATCCTCGGTAAATGCAAGATCACGGAACTGATGTCACAGATGGCGCAGCTTATCGCAGAGGTACAGGAAAATAATCAGACGATTGAGGAACTCACCAATAAGGTGGAAGAACTGACCGCCGAGGTTGAGGATATCGGGGATGTGATCTTAGCCGGACAGTGCGGTGATAATGTTTACTATGTGCTGTATTCTAACGGCAAGGTTCTGCTGAAGGGCTCCGGACCGATGTACGAATACGACAGTTCCAACCGTTCTCCGTTCTACAGAAATGATGCGGTGAAGAAAGTGGTGATATCCGAAGGAATCACTTCTGTCGGATACGATGCATTTTTGCACTGTATGAATCTTGAATCCGCTTCGCTCCCGTCAACGCTGACATACATCGGCAGCGGTGCTTTTATGCCTGCGGATGAAGGAATGGGTGCTGCGGGAAAGCTGAAAAACCTCACAATTCCAGATGCCGTTACAACAATCGGCGGTGGTGCTTTCTGGGGTGCAGCATTGACTTCTCTTACAATTCCGCATAATGTTTCTTCTGTCGGAAGCTATGTGTGCAGAGACTGTACTCGGCTGGTATCTGTAAGATACGAGGGCTCTGTAATCGAAGCATATATGTTTGTGAGCTGTACGTCTTTGAATGAGTTCACAATCGCAAATACGGTTACAGAAATCAAAGAGCATTGCTTCAATTACTGTACTTCACTTCAGACGATCACTTATGAGGGCAGTCTGGCACAGTGGCAGGCAATTCCGAAGGGTACGAGCTGGGATGGTAAAGGCGGCTCCGGACTTGCTGTATCCGGTTTGACCCGTATCCAGTGTCTTGACGGATTTATGGAATGGGATGACGAGAACCATGAATGGAAAGTTGGTGAAGAATAATGTGGAAATTTTTTGTAAAGAACCAGAGTATTGAGATCATGGAGCGTGAGATCCTCGCAGATCACCAGATCCAGTATGTACAGTTCAAATTCACCTTTGACGGCGACTGGCGGCGCTTCCATAAGGTCGTACAGTTCACGCAGTGCGATGAGGTGTATTCCGTTGTTCTCGGCACAGAGGGAACGACATCGTATCTGCCTGCAGAGCTTCACGCAGGTGCAGTGAAAATGGCTGTATTCGGCTATGATACAGAATCGGATACGACTGTGAGAGCGACAACGGTACCTGTGACGCTGAATATCCGTGAATCCGGCTTTGAGGGTGATGATCCGCCCATCCCGCCGACACCAGATCTGTATACGCAGCTTTTGAAGCGTATCGAAGACGCGGAACACGGTCTTGACGGCAAATCTGCCTATGAGATCGCTGTGGAACACGGCTACATCGGCACGGAGGAGGAATGGCTGGCATCATTACACGGTAAGGACGGTATTACGCCGGATATGTCGGAGTATCCAAAGACAACGGAGGTCACAACGATAATTGAGCGTGAGATTGCTCCCGTAGCAGAAGAGGCACACGCTCATTCCAATAAGGAAACGCTCGACAGACTGACGCCGGAGCTGATGCAGGAGCTTGACGGTTTGCAACAGTTTGAGGATAGCACCACCTATGAGATTCAAACGCTGAACGAAGCTGTGGAGAACCTCAGACCGAGTACGCACAGCCATGCGAACCTCGATGTGCTGAATGCCCTGACTGCTGCACTGCTTTCTGACCTTCAGGGCTTACAGCAGTTTGAAGATGCCACAAATTATGATATCCACGATATCCGTGAGGCTCTGCTTCCTATTAGCTCAGCGGCGCACACACATAACAACAAGGATGTGCTGGACACCATCACAGAGCAGTATATGCGTGATGAAGCCGCTTTCCATGCGCAGACAGCGGACGCTCTGCACGGACTCTCTACCGGACTGAGCGAGGTTTCCGCACAGGCACATTCTCACTCCAACAAGGCGGTACTGGACAGTATTACACAGGAAATGCTCGATGATATCGCATCCATCGGAACGGTTGTCGGACAGGCGCACTGGCACCACAACCTCACAACACTGAACAGTATCACAGAATCCCACGTTACACGCTGGAACGAGGCATATACTACAGCTATGGATCTGACTGAGCGTGTCGATGTCAATGAAGGCATTTTCGAGCGTTTCAAGACTGAGATCCTCTATGATATGCAGGGCGCAAAAACATCCATCACGGAGATCAATACTCGTTTGGCAGCATTGGAGGATGCACTTTCCGGTGTCGAAACCGCACTGGCTGATATCGTGGAGGTGACGGCATGAGCATTGCAAAATACCTGACGGCTCTTGATGAGCAGAGGGACGCTTTAGCTCGTAATCTCGTAACAATGGGCGTGCAGGCTTCGGAGACAGAAAAGCTGAATACGCTTGTGCCGAAGGTGCTGCAAATTCCGCAGGCAAAGCAGGATATCACGCTGTTCAGAGCTTCCATTGACGCTCTCCATGATTACGGCGAAAAGGTATACACTTTCTATAATGACGGATATCGCTCTCTTGCAGGCTTCACTGAATCCTACGAGCATTTCTGCTGTGAAGAGAATGGCTATGCCATCTACTACAATCAGCCCGATTTCAACTGGGGTGCGGTTATTTACACCATGTGCGTAGAGCCGGTTCACATCAGTTCTTCCAACAAGATCATGATGAGCTATAAGTCGGGGGCTACGGATATTGGCGAGATGTGGCTTGTGCCGAAAAACAATGATACACTTTCTCCGGCGGATACCGCAAGATATATCTATGAGGCTATCCAGAATAATCAGGCAGTTTCTGTGCCGTTCGGCTGGCTCGGCACTGTAGGCAATTATATCAATGTCCTGCACGAATGTAATGGCATCAATGACGGAGAGTATTACCTTGCGTGGAAGGCTGTGACGGACAACACAAGCCCGATGATCCGTTCAGTCAAAATTGTAGATACAGCAATTTGAAGGAGGACAAAATGAAAGAAAATATCTGTACCGCCGCCGGAGTCATCGGCGGTTTTTTTGTAGCACTGCTTGGCGGCTGGGATTCCGCTATGATCACACTGATTATTTTCATGGCTATCGACTTCACCACCGGACTGATTGCAGCATCTATGGGCAGAAGCAAGCACAGCAAGACTGGCAGACTCAGCTCCAAGGCAGGTTGGGTGGGACTTGCGAAGAAATTCTGCATTCTGCTCATGGTCGTTGTGGCTGTCCGCATGGATATCATGATCGGTACCACATATATCCGTGATGCGACCTGCATCGGCTTCTGTGTCAATGAACTGCTGTCCATCGTGGAGAACACATCGCTTATGGGTATCCCATACCCGGAGCCGATTCGCAAGGGCATTGAAGTTTTACAAAACAAAGTCAAGGAGGACGACCATGATTAAGACCTATTCCTATTCGGACAACACCCAACTCTCTGCACATTTCAATACAAAAGAATTCCGCTGCAAATGCGGCAAGGAGCATGCGTTCAGTATCTCCAACGAACTTGTGGATAAGCTGGAGAAATTATACGCCGCACTCAACTGCTCTAAAATCATTGTGACCTCCGGCTACAGATGCCCCACACATGATAAGAATGTGGGCGGCAGCGGTACCGGACAGCATACGCTCGGCAATGCGGCGGATATCTGCTGCTACGGTCAGGACGGACAGCCGATCAGTTCAAAAATCGTCTGTCAAAAAGCGCAGGATATCGGCTTCACTGGCATTGCCAACATTACCGCCGCATATATCTACACCCATGTGGATGTGCGCCCTAATGGTAAGTGGTACGGCGATGAAGTTCACAGCAACGGCTCTGTGACCGATGATTTTTACAAGTATTTCGGAGGTGAGGATATGAAGGGTATTGATGTGAGCGTTCACAACGGTGATATCGACTGGGGCAAAGTGAAAACTGACGGTATCGACTTCGCTATTCTGAGAGCCGGTTACGGCAAGCTGGCATCCCAGAAAGATCAGAAATTCGAGCAGAATTACAAGAATGCAAAAGCTGTGAATCTCCCTGTCGGTGCGTACTGGTATTCCTATGCGATGAATGAGAACGAGGCACGGCAGGAGGCGGATGTGTTCCTCTCGGTCATCAAGGGAAAGCAGTTTGAGATGCCAGTCTATTTCGACCTTGAGGAAAAGAAGCAGTTCGACCTCGGCAAGGAGAAAGTCTCCGCCATTATGAGAGCATTTCTTGAAAAAGTCGAATCTGCCGGCTATTTCACTGGGCTCTACGGTTCTGCTTCATCCCTCACTACCCACACCGCCGATGATATCAAGAGCCGCTACACCATTTGGCTGGCGCACTGGGTCGATGAGACCAATTACAGCGGCGCATATGGCGTCTGGCAGCATTCTGAGAAGGGCAAGGTCGCTGGCATCAACGGTAATGTGGATCTGGATATCTGCTATAAGGATTTCCCGACCATTATCAAGGGTAAGGGGCTGAATGGATACGGCAAGGAGAAAGCCCTGACAAATCCGCCTGCACCTGTTTCGGATGACGGCATTTCTGTTGAAATTACCGTTGACGGGAAGAAATACAGTGGAAAACTGAATAAGGCGTAAAAAAACTCCCCGGAACTGCTCAAAACGAACAGCTCCGGGGAGCATTATTTCGGGATCATATCTTAGCGAGGTATTATCCCTCAATTGCAATATACTTGTGATTCTCCAGCTTCTTAGGCTCTGCCTTCGGAACGCAGATGTTCAGAACACCGTCCTCAAACTTTGCCTTCACATCGGCTTCGGTAACAGTATCACCGATATAGAAACTTCTCTGCATTGCACCGGCGTAACGCTCCTGACGGATCAGCTTGCCCTTCTCAGTCTTTTCGTCCTTGTCAAGCCCCTTTGCGGCACTGACAGTCAGATAACCGTTCTGAAGCTCAAGATTGATCTGGTCTTTCTTGAAGCCCGGCAAATCGATAACGATCTCATAGTGGTCGTCATGCTCATGGACATCCGTCTTCATAACCTGCGCAGCGTGCTTGCCGTACAGCTTCTTCTCCACGTCTCTGCCGAAGTCAGGGAATCTGAAGAAATCATCGAATAAGTTTTCACCGAAAATGCTAGGATACAACATAGGTCAGTCCTCCTTTTTACTCGTCACATTGTTTCCATTGCTTCGAGCAAGGGGACGGAGGGTTCAGCACCCGGATCCTTTGGTGCTTCTCTGTTCCTTTGTTCTGATTATATTATAGCACTCTGAATTAGCACTGTCAAGGAAAGAGTGCTAATTTTCACATAGTTTTCAAATTTTTGACAGAAATGTCACATTAGCTTTTCAGGAGGTATGCTATGGAACAGCAGAAAATCATTGACGAAATCAATTTTTTCAGAGCGCAGACAATCACAAGATTGCTGTTTGAAAGCGGCATGATCACAACTGACGAATGTGACAAATTAACGGAACTGAACCGCGAATCTTTCTCTCCGATGTTTGCGGACTTATTACCGAAAACACTTGAAAAATCGTCAAACCAGAGCTAATATAGTGTACTGACAAAAGGAGGTAATGCCATGATCATAAGAAAAATCGATGCACAGGAACCTGCAGCAGCACAGAAACTGCGCATGGCCGCTTACTGCCGTGTCAGTACCGAGAACGCTGACCAGAAGGAAAGCCTTGAAGCCCAGAAAGCACATTATGAAACATGGATCAAACGGCATTCCGACTGGGAATTTGCAGGCGTATTCTATGATTTCGGTATCAGCGGAATAAAAGCAGATTCCCGTGATGGCTTGCAGGCGCTTTTGTATGCCTGCCGTACCGGGAACATCGATTATGTGCTGACAAAATCAATCAGCCGTTTTTCACGTAATACCGCTGACTGTCTGTCGCTGGTGCGGGAACTGCTGTCGTGCAATATCCCGATCTACTTTGAAAAGGAAAACATAGACACCGGCTCAATGGATAGTGAACTGATTCTGTCGATGCTTAGCAGCATGGCGCAAGACGAATCAGAATCGATCTCCAAGAATGTGAAATGGTCGATACAGCAGAGAATTGAAGCAGGAACCTTCAAATTCGGTTATCCGCCGTATGGCTATGCAAAAGATGCCAACGGCGATCTTGTCATCGAACCAACTGAAGCTGAAGTAATCCGTCTGATCTTTTCATCGGCACTGAACGGAATAGGAACATACAAGATCGCTCAGATGCTTGAAAGCAGGGGGATTCCTACCCGTAAGGGTGGAAAATGGTCTGGCTCAACGATCAAAGGAATACTCGTGAACGAAAAATACTACGGCGCTGCCGCGTTCATGAAAACCTATACGGACAGCAGCTTCCGGCGGCATAACAATCACGGAGAGGTCGACAGCTACTATGCGGAGAAGCATCACGAGCCGATCATCAGCAGAGAGGTGTTCGACAAGGTACAGCTTGTCCTGCAAAAGCATGCTGAAGAGCATAATATTGAAGCGGATGTCGGGAAGTATCAGAATAAGTATCCGTTTTCCGGCAAAATCATCTGCGGTGAATGCGGCGGTAAATTCAAGCGGCAGACGCAGACCACTGGAATTGCGTGGGCTTGTACGACACACCTGTATAATAAGGCTTCCTGTTCTATGAAGTTCTTAAAGGATGCGGCAGTCAAAGCTGCATTTGTGACCATGCTGAACAAGCTGATTTTCGGCTATCAGTTTATCCTGTCTCCGTATCTGGAATCATTGAAACTTTCCGATGCTGACAATCACCTTCTAAGTATAATGGAATTAAAGACAGCGCTGCAGAAGAATACGGACAGAAAGCAGGAGCTCAGAAAACTTCGTGTCGGCGGTTTCCTTGACAGCGTAATGTATATGCAGGAGCTGAGACGGATCGAACAGCAGAACGAGGAATACCGCGCTACACTTAAAAATCAGGAAAAGACCGCTGTGAACGGAAGCATCAAGGAAACAGAAAAGCTGCTGCATTTCATAGAATCACTCGAAACACAGACAGAATTCAGCGATGAAGCTTTCACGGAGTACGTGGACAGCATTATCGTCTATTCCCGCACAAGAATTGGATTTCGTTTGAAATGCGGACTGACGCTGAAGGAGGAGTTATGCTCGGGTACAGAATAATTGATGGAATAGCAAAAATCGATGAATCCGAAGCCTGTGCAATCAGAGCGATTTTTAGCGGCTATATTTCGGGCATGAGCCTGCGAGAAGCCGCAGAAAAAGCCGGAAAGCCTATGGTTCACAGCATGGTGAAGCGTGTCATCCGGAATATCTGCTATATCGGCGATGACTTCTATCCAGCGATCGTCAGCAGGCAGACATTCACAAAGGCAAATGCCGAGCTGATCCGCAGAGCCGAAAAGCACGGAAGCGGGAAACGGCTGAAAGTACCGCCCGTCTATACAGAATTTACACTTGCTGAACCGGAAATGCAATATGAGGATCCGATCGCGCAGGCAGAATATATGTACAGCTTGATAGGGGTGATAAAATGAACGTGATCAAAATTCCTGCAAAACCGCAGAAGGGCAACAGCGCCGCAAAAACGGAGATAAAGAAGCTTCGTGTAGCGGCATACTGCCGTGTCAGCACGGACAATGAAGAACAGGCATCCAGCTATGAGAGCCAGATCCAGCACTATACAGAGTACATCAATTCAAAACCCGAATGGGAAATGGTCAGGGTATACGCAGATGAAGGAATCTCAGCAACCTCAACAAAAGGCAGAGAGGAATTCAATGCGATGATCGAGGACTGCAAAAAGGGTCTGATCGACCTGATCCTGACAAAATCTATCAGCCGATTTGCCCGAAACACTGTGGACTGCCTGAATTACATCCGCATGCTGAAGGGTATGAATATCCCCGTGTACTTTGAAAAGGAATCTATCAATACGATGGATACAAGGGGCGAAGTTCTCCTGACGATCATGGCATCACTGGCGCAGCAGGAATCTGAATCCCTCAGCAAAAATACAAAAATGGGTATCCATTATCGCTTTCAGCAGGGTAAGGTGATGGTCAATGCCCGCAACTTCCTCGGCTACGATAAGGATGAGAACGGTCACCTGATCATCAACCCGGAACAGGCTGAGATCGTCAAACGCATTTTCAGAGAGTACCTTGAGGGGAAAAGCTGTAAAAAGATCGCGCAGGGATTAGAGCGTGACGGCGTCCTGACCTCCCGCGGAAAGGCAAAATGGCATGACACATCGATTCGTAAGATACTTGAAAACGAGAAGTATATGGGCGATGCACTCCTGCAAAAGACCTGCACGGTGGACTTTCTGAATAAAAAGCGGGTAAAGAATACCGGAATGCAGCCGCAGTATTATGTCGAGGACGACCATGAAGCAATTATCCCGAAAGAGATATTTCTGATGGTACAGGAGGAAATGGCACGGCGCAGTGAACAGAACGCCTGCTTTGGCAGACGGAAGAATTTCAGTGCAAACCATCCGTTTTCAAAAATCGTGTTCTGCGCTGAATGCGGTGAGGAGTTCCGCAGAATCCACTGGAATAATCGCGGCAAGAAGTCAGTCGTGTGGCGGTGCCTGACCAGACTGAAGCAGAAGGATCAGTGCCATGCAAGAACGGTCAATGAGGAGACCTTGATTGAAGCATTCCTTGACGCCCTCAACGAAATCGTGGGGAACAGCGATGATTACCTGACAAGGCTGAAAGAAAACCTTGAAACAGCGATCAACGAAGCACACCCGGAAAGTGCCGCAGCACTGGCAGCGAAAATGGCAAAGCTGCAACAGGAGCTGATCGACAGAACAGAGCGCCGTGAGAACTACGATGACATCACCGAGGAGATCCTGCGCCTGCGTGAGCTGCAGGAACAGACCGCAATGGACGACACCGCAAAATCGGAACACAAGAAGCGTATCCGGGAACTGCTGAAGTTTATAGAACGGCAGAAGAGCAAGGTTTGCGTGTTTGACGGCAGTCTTGTTAAGAAGCTACTTGAAAAAGTGAATGTGTATGATGACTATCTGGAGTTCCGGTTCAAATCCGGTGTGACGGTCAGCGTGGAAAAGTGAATATGATTATATGATCCCCCTCATCAGGTAGGAAGTTGAGATAATTCTTGCCTGGTGAGGGGGATTTTTTGTTTTATGGGTTATTCATCGTTTTGAGTGCTTTCAACATAAAGACAAAAAGGCATTAAGAGATATCTGGTCATACCAAACGTTAAAGATCAAACAATATGGTTAAGAATGATATCATACAGAGGAATAACATTTCTTTTGTAAAAATCCTCGTCACAATTCCATAATTCCTGAAACTCTTCTTCTCTGTAATCCTCGTCAAACAAAGAGTAGAACCTCCTGTCCGTACCCACATAGCATGGCATCAAGCTAAACGCCTCAAATATTTTTTCCCCAGAAAACTGATCTGCAGTGATATCAATTATTACTCCGTCATTGGTTTCAAGCCACGTATGCGGAAATTTATTCTCCCAATCATCATAGTCATATTCCCCGTGGATGCATTTTGTATGAATTCCTTTTTCATACAGATATTGTGCGAGAAGAACACTTGCAACTTCACAGCAACCTTTTGGAAAATACGGCATTGTCGATCTAGTGGTTCTTGAAGAAGTGGCACCGCATTCAACCGCACTCTCTATACCATTCCGAAAGGATTGAGCGAGTCTTCTGATTTCAGTTATGTTCACGATACTCATATTATCAGCCTTTCTCTTTATCAAAATGAGCAAATGAATTATTTTTGATCGGTATCTGTGCTAGCTTCGTTGTGTTCGGATTCTGCATCTGTAACTTTGATGTATGTCTTATCATCCGAACACACTAATTCAATTTGACTTTTATTCACGATTTGATCGTATTGACTGATGCTTTTGCTTATCTGATCAAACGGCTTGTAATCCTTGCATTGCTGAACCAACGATTTTGCCTGCGAAATTACTTCTTCTTTAGCTTTGGCTTTAGAGGCATCTGTTTTTTCATTTACTGTATTTGCGATCGAATATCCTAAAAAATAGCTTCCGAAAAAGGCTTTACTTACACCACCTGCAACTGCTTTGGTTATTAGTTCAACTACTTCATTTGGCTTGTAAGCCTTTGCTTCAGCAAAGAAAGCATTGAATTCAGTCTCAAGAGTTTTAACGCCTTTCTTATATTCGTTGATTGGTGATTTAATATCATCTTGAACTGCGGATAAATAATGTTCATCCATATTCCCTGATAAAACAGTTTCTAAATAATACGCCAGACAATATGTATGGAGAACATATTTGTAGCAAAGGAAAAGGTTTCCAAGTTCACTTACAGCTATGACGATCTCTTTTTTCTTCCCATTCTTTTTAAGTTGTTGCAGTTCTTCTTTTTTTAGTTGGAAAGAGGTGGAGTAGAAATTAGTGTTGGCTAAACTGTCTTTGCGAATCTGCTGTAACTGAATAATAGTGGCTTGTTTAAGATACTCATTTTCTTGGATAGACTTGAAATCACGAACAACTTGCTGTAGATACTCTTCATTAGCCCAGAGTCCGCTGATTTTTTCCATTTCAAGGAACTGACGTATCCCATCAACTTTTTTATCTATAGATGACAATTTGCTATTTATTTCAGAAAGGAAGTATTGTCCAGTAACCATTGAAAGTGCTGAAAAAACTGCATTTGCTACCAACGGTCCCATTGATGCTGATTTCAGAAGCGCTTGTCCCGTTATCTTATTATTAGTTCCAGCTTGTACAACATTTGCTCTGAGAAAACCGTCCCCTTGCTTAGCTGGCTGAAGCACTCCGAGACTTTTATCAAAGTAAACACGATAGGTCCCATGATAACTGATAGCATGACTGGCAAGCCCCGGAAGTTGTTGAAACATCATTCCAATCCGCCCTAAATGAGAATCGGGAATCTCTTTATATCCAGACTCAGCCATATCTTCGGGGGATATGATAGCATCTTCACATAAACTATGAATGCCATAAGCCTCTAAATAATAACGGATTTCGTCATCAGATGAATTGTCTCCACCTTTTTTCTGAGAGCCATAATAAACCTCCTTTGCTTTTTAAGTGATATCTTTTCATACTCTGACAACATTTTGACGCACTACAAAAAGCCAATTATCATTTTGACGCACTAACCTCAGTGTGCAGAAATGTTGTCAGCCGTTTTTAGTGCGTAGATGTCTTTCCGAATACAGCAAAAGCCATACCCGGGGTGAGTGTGCAGTTTAAATGCATAGCCGAAAACCGCCGTAAAATCGGAATTTTCAGCTTTTATTCCTTGACATCAATACTACGCACTCGACAGTTGTTTCAGTTTCCAAGGGAAGTTCTTTCACTTCCTCACCATCAACA